CGTCCCTTTCGGCGGTGGTTGTGTAGGAACTCCCATCGTAGCCCGGAAGAGGGCGGGCGCCCTTTGTGCCACCCCACGCCCGCAGCCATGCCGCCGGGTTACTCCCCCCATTCATGGTGCAGCGCGCGCGGGCAGGTGCGCGTTGCTTCGCGTGGTGGCGTGGGGTGGCTTTTCTGTTCATGCCCGCAGTGTCTTGCGCACGGCGGGCGCGTGTCTGTAGCGTTTTGAAGAGGTGGAGCAGATGGACGTTTTAGATTCCGTTCGGCGCGCTGTGCGCCATTACCCCGGTGGGCTGGATGCCGTGGCCCTGCGGCTGGGCAAGAGCCCGAGCACGCTGGAAAAGGAGTTGCGTGCGGCCCCCCAGTACAAGCTGGGCGCGATGGATGCGGCTGAGATTGCCGCCATGTGCACGCAGCTGGGCACGCCCCATGCGCTGGATTACCCCACGCGCCTGGCTGAGCATTGCGGCGCCACGTTGCTGCCCCTGCCGCAGGGCATGCAGCCCGATTCAATCACCGCAGGCGCGGTGGCTGGGCTGATGCGCGAGCTGGCCGATGTGGTGGGCGCGGTGGCTGCGGCTGATGCCGATGGCGAAATCAGCGCCAATGAGCTGAAGGCTATTCAGCTGCAGTGGGCTGAGCTGGTGGGCAGCGGACAGCAACTGATGCTGGCGCTGGAAGCCAAGCACGAAAGCACCATGGCCAAGTGGCTTGCCCGCCAAGGGGGTGTGGCATGAGGCCCGCAGGCGAAGTGCGCCAGGCGCTGCTGAATGCCTGCACGCAGCTGGCCACGCCCGACCGCGGCCCCACGCTGCGGGAGATGGCGGCTGTGGCCTGCGTGGGCTTGCAGGCTGCCCGCCGCACGGTGGAAAACATGAGCCGCGCCGGGCAGCTGCACCGCGTGCGCGACCGCAAGGTGGAGTACCGCAACCGCCCGGTGGCCGAGTACGTGCCTGCAGCCATGCAGGGCGATGACGATGGCTTTGTGGATTTGGCGCAGGTGCTGCGCGTGTGGGGTTGATCGGCATCGCATGACCCTCAAGCATCTGGCCGCTGGTGGTGGAGACGCCGGCTTTAGTGCAGCAATTTCCGTAGTTTCTGTAGTTTCTTTTGGGGTGGCGTATGGGCAAGAATGACCTGCCACCGATCAATTTCACGGCCCTGGCCGATGCGCTTTTGCGCGATGCCGACAATCTGGTGCCCCGGTGGCTGCCAGGTGGTGACCGGCGCGGGCACGAGTACGTGTGCGGATCGCTGGCGGGCGGCAAGGGCAGCAGCTGCTCCATCAATCTGGTGAGCGGCAAGTGGGCCGACTTTGCCAGTGATGAAAAGGGCAACGACCTGCTGAGCCTGTACGCGGCCATTCATGGCCTGAGCCAGGGCAAGGCGGCTGCCGAGGTGGCGCGCGAAGAGGGCCTGGAGGATGTGGCGGGCATTGTGAAGGGCGCGGATGCGTCTGCAGCGCCCAGGCCACCCCGGCCAGCGCCGCCGCCTGCCAAGCCGAAGCCTGAGCCCGAGGGCTGGCTGGCCATTACGCCGGTGCCAGGGTATGCGCCTGCGGTGAACTTTTCGCACCAGCACCGCACTGACGACGACATTGTGAAGGTGACCGAGTACCGCCTGAACGGTGACCTGCTGGGCTACGTGGTGCGCTTTCGCACCAGCGATGGCGGCAAGGACGACATTGTGCGCACCTGGTGCGAGAGCCAGACCAAGGGTGGCGCCCGCTGGCACTGGAAGCAGTGGCAAGAGCCGCGCCCCCTGTACCTGCCGCTGGCGCGCTTGCCCGAAGGGCGCACCGTGATCGTGGTGGAGGGCGAAATCAAGGCGGGTGTGCTGCAAGCCCTGCTGGAAGCCAATGCCCCCGGCGTGTATTGCGTGGTGGGCTGGCCCGGTGGCTGCAAGGCTTGGCAGAAGGCCAACTGGGCCTGGCTGGCTGGCAGCACGGTGGTGTGCTGGCCTGACTGTGACAGCAAGCGCGTGCAGCCCACAGTGGCCGAGCGCAAGGCGCTGCCCGAGGGTGACGAAGCGGCCCTGCAGGCGCTGAAGGATTCAAAGCCCTTCCTCCCCTACAACGACCAGCCCGGCATGAAGGCGATGCGCGGCATTGGCGCGCTGTTGCGTGATGCACATGGCTGCACGGTGAGCTTGCTGCCGGTGGAGCAGCCTGGCGTGCTGCCCGATGGCTGGGACTGCAAGGACGCGATTGAGGCAGACGGCTGGACGTATGAGCAGGTGCAGGAGTTTTTGGCCCGCGCTGTGGCCCTGGTGGATGCGCCCGAAGGGGTGGCCGCTGAGAAGCCTGCTGCAAAAAAAATCGATAGCCCCGTTGGCACCGAAGGCGCTGATTATGGCGAGGAAGCTGGTGCCGATGGCGAGTTGGTGAAGTGTGGCGGGCGGCTGGTGCCCGAGTGGCTGAGCTGGTATTACGACCGCGAGAAGCAGCGCTGGAACATCTCCCGCAAGACGGTGATTGCAGCACTGGAGAAGGCGCCCGAGCTGCGTGACATTGTGGCCTATGACGAACTGCGCAACACCATCGCCAGGCGCCAAGCCTTTCCTTGGCCCAACAGTAAGCCCGGTGAGCTGCGGGACTCTGACCCGCTGCTGCTGGGTGACTGGATGTCCAACACCTGGGGATTGCCATCTGTGAGCATGGCGGCGTTGGAAGAGGGCATCAAGACTGTTGCCAACAAGAACCGTTACCACCCGGTGCGTGAGTGGGCTCAAGCACAGGTGTGGGACAAGAAGGCGCGCGTGGATGGGTGGCTGGTGTATGCGCTGGGCGAGTCGCCAGAGTCGCTGCAGAGCAAGCCGCATTTGTTGGAGTACCTGCGCCTGGTGGGCCGGTTTTGGCTGCTGGGCATGGTGCGGCGGGTGATGGAACCTGGTTGCAAGTTTGACTACATGCCGGTGCTGGAGGGGGCGGGCGGTTTGCGCAAGTCCACCCTGGTGGAGGTGTTGGCCAGCACGGAGTTTTACAGCGACACGAAGTTCGACATTGGCCACGGCCATGACGGGCAAGAGCAGGTGCAGGGCATCTGGCTGTATGAGGTGGCCGAGCTGGCGGGCATGAGTAAGTCTGAGGTGGCCGATATCAAGGCGTTTGTTAGCTCGAAGGTGGACCGGTACCGGGTGGCTTACGGGAAGATTCCCGAATCATTCCCGCGCCAGTGCGTGCTGGTGGGCACCACCAATGAAGACACCTATCTGCGCGACCGTACCGGTAATCGACGGTTTTGGCCGGTGCCTGTGCGCAATGTCATCAACACCGAGTGGGTGGCGAAGTACCGCCACCAGCTGCTGGCCGAGGCGTATGCGCGGTATCTGCAGGATGAGCGGTACACGCCCACCGAGGATGAGGAGGTGCGACTGTTCCGGCCAATGCAAGAGAGCCGCTTGGTTGAGACGGCGGTGGAGTCTGAACTGTTGGCTGTGTTGACGCGCAAGCCCAACAGCAACGCTGCAGGGCCTGCCAGCTTTGTGCATGGTGAGGCCCCGTTTGTCACGTTGGCGCAGTTGGTACAGGCGCTGGGCGTGGATGTAGCGAAGGCGCCCAACGGGCTGCAGCAGCAGATATCGGCGTGGCTGAAGCACCAGGGGTGGGAGCACCTCAAGAAGATGATCGGCGGGGTGCGCGTGTGGCGCTATCACCGTCCAGCGGGCTGGCCGCGCAACGATGCGCCGGTGGGCCTGGATCAGATCGCGGGCGATGAGGATGAGCAGGGCGGTGCACCAGCACCAGCGTTGCCGTCCGCGCCTGAAGCGGCCGCACCCAACACGCCTGCGGCCCAGTTCTACGCACAGGGGGGCATGGATGAGCCCTTCTAAGGCTTTGGCCTACACATCAAACGCAGCGCCTGAAACGCGCTGCATCGCTCACCGTGTTGGAGGCGTGATTCGCGCCACGGTGCAGGTCCGGCGCGCAAGACGCCCGGCATGCGGTGCAGTGGCGGGGATGGCCTGCCATTCGCCTATGTCGTAGGTGTCCATGTGTCCATGGTGTCCACGCATTTGCATGGACATCACCAGCTACCTACTTCCCCTGCCTTTTGGGGGTTGAGGCTGCTGCATTGCCCAGAGTCTGCGGCATGGGCCCCGCGCCTTACGGTGCGGGCAGGCGCAGGCAGGCGCACCTGCAAGCGCGTACGCGCAGGCGCATCCCCCCTTCACCTGTGAACTCTATAGAAATGGATGGACAGTATGGACACTTGGACAGCAGCATCAGGGCAAGCAAGTGCTGAGTACCTGGAGCAGGCCCGCATCAACCGCACTGAAAGCGGGCTCAGAACCATCAAGCAGTGCATGCCCGAGGTGTACGCCCTAATCAAGAGCCGGGCTGAAGAGGTGGGCAGTGCGGTGTATGCGCTGGTGCGCCGTGGCCTGGGGGGTGAGCCTGGTTGCTTCTATGCCTTTGAGGCGGGGCATGTGGTGGGCCAGCCAGCGGGCGTGATTGAGAAGGACCAGGCCGAGCTGGGCAACTTTGTGGCCTGCTTTGGCTGTGCATACGTCTGCATTTTTGGTGAGATGCCAGCACCAGCGAACGCAGGGGGTGCCAGTGGCGCGCATTAAGCACATCCAGCGGCGGCTGGAGAACTGGGCCATCTGGTCATCACGCGGCGCGGGTGGCGGGCGTGGGTTTGCCACCAAGTCGGTGCTGGCCAGTGAGGTGTGGTCACGCGGCAGCTACAACAACGTGCCAATCCCGGTGTTTGAGGAAGAGGCGGCAGAGACCGACAAGGCGGTGAGTGCGCTGAAGCTGGGCAAGGGCCACCTGTTTGTGACGATTGACTGCATCTACCTGAAGGACCTGGGCGTGCGGGCCACAGCGCAGCGTATGCAGCGGGCCGAGAGCACCATCAAGGCGCAGCTGGAGCAGGCTGACCACTTCATTGATGCCTGGCTGCAGGCGAAGGCCGAAGAGGCAGAGCGCAGGCGCGTGGCTGCCCGTGCATCCGACCAAGCGATGAAGCCGCTATAGACGCGCGGGGGAGTTTTACGGCATAGACGTTTCCGATACATTTCAGGCACGGTGTCTGTGTTGCGTCTCCACCCGCTTCACATCACACTGGCAACTGCGGAACCCCGGCAGGCGAGAGCTTGCTGGGGTTTTTCTTTGGTTCATAACATGCCCATCTCAGCACCACGACCCTGCACACATCCCGGCTGCGGGGTATTGGTGCGCGATGGCACGGGCCGATGTGTAAAGCATCCCAAGAAGGCTTTCAGGAAGGCAAGCAACGCCCAGGCAACAACCACGCAACGCGGTTACGGGTGGAGCTGGCAAAAGTTGCGGATAGGGGTGCTCAAGCGGGATCGCGAACTGTGCCAAGTCTGTGAGCGCCAGGGCATCGTAGCCTTGGCGACAGAAGTGGATCACATCGTGCCGAAAGAACTAGGCGGAACAGACGACCCGGAGAACCTTCAGGCTATCTGCGAGCAGTGCCACAGGGAAAAGACGCAGATCGAGGCTGCGCACGGTTCCAGGCCGGTAGCTTTCTTCCCTGAATGGCTGCCGGCTCCGTCGGTGCCAGTAACCGTCGTCTGTGGCCCGCCGGGCTCAGGCAAGACGACCTATGTTGCTGAGCGTGCGAAGCCGTCTGAGTTGGTGATTGACCTCGATGTCATTGCCGCCAAGGCCTTCGGGCTTCCGCTCTATCACGCCAGCTCTGAGCAGCTCATGAGTGCGGTGCGTGCGCGCAATCTGATGTTGGCGAGCCTTCGCGGAGGGCATCGATACAGCGCGGCCTGGCTGATCGTCTCGGGCGAACGGGATGAGCACCGAGCCTTCTGGCGTGCGAAATACGGCGCGCTTGTGGTGATGGAAACGCCGCTCGACGAATGCGCCCGAAGGGTCCGGCTTGACGGGCGACGGCCACCCGAGGCGAGGGACCGGGCGCTCTTGGCTATCCGCCAGTGGGGGGAGGGGCGGGTGAAAAGTCTGGAAGCCCCCCGCTCCTGACCGACCCGCCCCCCATTTTTTTACGCGCGATAGTTTTGGAGGGGGGGGTACTCCCCGCGCTGCATTGGAGATTGCTCATGGCTCAAGTTCACGCATTTGGTTCGCGCGGCCCGCTGCCGAATCCTCTGTCGGATCGGACAAAAAACCGTGCGCTTGACCTCACTGCAGGCATCAACCCCCGCATTGAAACCCCCAGCCCGCCTAAGCACCTGGGCGCTGAGGCGCGCAAGGAATGGAAACGCATCACACCGCTGCTGGAAGAGCTGGGCCTCATCAGCGGCCTGGACCGGGCCGCCCTGGCGCTGTACTGCCAGGCAGCCGGGCGGCTGGCCGAGCTGGAGACGGCATTCAACGGCCAGGTGGCCCGCCTGGTGGATGAGGGCAGCGACTACGCCGACGCTGTGTACAAGGCCAGCTATGCGGTGACGCCCTCGGGCTACGCCCAGCAGAGCGTGATCGTCCAGCTCATCGGCAAGCACCGCGAGCAGCTCAACCGCTACCTGATGCACTTCGGCCTGAGCCCTGCCGCGCGTGGCCGGGTGCAGGCCAGCAACTACGTGCAGCCCACGCTACCAGGAATCGACCCCAAGCCCGAGACAAAGCCGCAAGGCTTCGCAATGTTCACCAACCCGAATCGATAGCACCATGAATGAATACGTTGAGCGCGCGCAGCAGTACATGCGCGATGTGCTCAGCGGGGCCATTCCCACCTGCAAATGGACCCGCCTCGCTGTGCAGCGCCAGGCGGATGACCTGCTGCGCGAGCGCAGCGAAGACTGGCCCTGGGTGTTCGATGCCGAGATGGCAGCGCGCCCCTGTGCCTTTGCTGAACTGCTGCCCCACATCAAGGGCAAGTGGGCCCGCGAAGGGCGGCTGCTGGAGCTGGAGCCCTGGCAGTGCTTCATCCTCACCACTGTCTTCGGCTGGGTGCACTACGAAACCCGCCTGCGCCGCTTCCTGGAAGCGTACGAGGAAGAGGCCCGCAAAAACGGCAAAAGCGCCAAGGGCTCGGCCCTGCTGCTGTACATGCTGGCCGCAGACGGTGAACATGGCGCAGAGTGCTACACCGCCGCCACCACCCGCGACCAGGCGCGCATCGTGTTCGATGACGCCAAGGCCATGGCCGAGCGCTCACCCGGCCTGCGCACCCACCTGGGCGTGGCCATCATGCAGCACAGCCTCACGGTGGCCCATACCAGCAGCAAGGCCGCACCACTGGCAGCCGAAGGCAGCACGCTGGACGGCCTGAACGTGCACTTCGCCCTGCTCGATGAGCTGCACGCGCACAAGACCCGCGCCGTGTATGACGTGATCGACAGCGCCCGTGGTGCCCGCGAGCAGTCACTGCTGTGGACCATTACCACCGCAGGCACCGACCGCAGCGGCATCTGCTACGAGCGCCGCACCCACGTCACCAAGATACTGGACCGCGTGGTGCAGGACGAACGCGTGTTCGGCATCATCTACACGCTGGACGAGGGCGACGACCACTTCGACCCCGCCGTGTGGATCAAGGCCAACCCCAACCTGGGCAAGTCTGTCCAGCTCGACGAACTGATGGCCCAGGCCAGCAAGGCGCAGGCCATGCCCAGTGCTCTGAGCAACTTCCTGACCAAGCGCCTGAACGTGTGGGTCAGCGGCGAAAGCCCCTGGATGGACATGCGGGCCTGGGAGCGCTGCGGCGCCAAGGCAGCGCACATCGACACCATTCCCGACGGGGCCAAGGTCTACATGGGCCTCGACCTCGCGCAGAAAAAGGACTTTGCCGCGCTCTCCCTGGCCTGGCACGACGAGGCCGCCGACAAGTGGCGCGTGTGCACACGTCTGTACTTGAACGACCTCGCCATTCAGGAAAGCGGCAACGCCCACCTGGCAGGCTGGGCGCGCCAGGGCTACGTGGTGGTCACCGATGGCGACCTCA